TACTACATTACTTAGAGGTTAATAAACTACTAGGACAATTAGCAGAGGGACCTAAGGCTTGGCTAAAGAATCTAAGAGGAGAGAGAATACACGGAGGAGCAGACATATTGGGAGCAGTCACTGGTAGATTTACGCACAGTAATCCTAACCTTGCCCAAGTACCATCAGTTAGAGCTTACAAGGGAGCAGAAGCAAGAAGCCTTTTTACTGTTAACAAGGGGTATTCACTCGTTGGAGCAGATGCGTCTGGGCTTGAGCTTAGAACTCTATCCCACTACCTAGCAAGATATGATGGAGGAAGATATGGAGAGACAGTATTAGAGGGAGATATACATACAGCAAATCAAGAGGCGGCAGGACTACCTACTAGAGACATGGCTAAGACATTCATCTATGGGTTTCTATATGGTGCAGGTGATGGTAAGATTGGACAGATTACAGGTGGAGGAAGCAAGGAAGGTGCAGTACTCAAGAGGAGGTTTCTAGCTAAGACATTAGGACTTGATGGACTAATTACAGATGTAAAGAAAGCAGCTAAGAAGAAATGGATAAGAGGTATAAGTGGTAGAAGACTATTCATTAGGTCACCACACTCAGCCCTTAATGTATTACTCCAGTCAGCAGGTGCATACTATATGAAGTATTGGATTGTGTATGTGGATAAACTAATAGAAGAGAAAGGATATGATGCTCAAGTGGTAGGACAAATCCATGATGAAGGGCAGTTTGAGGTAGCTGAGAAAGATGTTGAAAATTTTAAGGCAGATTTAGTGCAATCATTTATAACTGTAGGAGAGCAGCTAGGAATGAGATTGAAGATGGAAGGAGATGTGTCAAGTGGAAGAAACTGGTTCCATACCCATTAAGGTGTGTAAATATTGTGGAGTAACAGCAAACAATGAAGAGGAGCTAGTAAGCTTCACATTAAATAAAGGATGTACTTATGGAAGAGAGGATAAATGTAGGGCATGCTCTAATAAAAGTAAAGTATCTAAGTCTAGAAGTAATAAGGTTGAAGCTATAATAGATAAGGGAGGTAGGTGTACTGAGTGTAGTATGTTCTACAATGGTAGGAATGCGGCAGCCTTTCAGTTTCACCATACAGACCCTTCATTAAAAGAAGAGAGTGTATCAAGATTATTAGGTAGGTCATATAAGAGGCTACAAGTAGAGCTAAAGAAGTGTGTACTAGTATGTGCTAACTGCCATTCAATTATACACGGCACAGAATATTAAGGAGTAACAAGATGAAAACAATAATAATAGATAACATAGAATATGATTTAGTACCAACAGATAGCGGGCAAACTACTCATAACGACTGGAGATTACCTACAGTAGATGAGTTAATGGTTATGTTTGACAGGGAAACAGGAAAACCTACAATTGATGGATTTATCTTTTACTATTATTGGTCTTCCACTACGTATGAGGGTAATAAGCGCTATGCTTGGGGTATCAACTTTGGCTATGGCAATGTGTACAACGGCACTAAGGACGATGGCGGTTATGTTAGGTGTGTTAGAGACGGACAAGATGGATTAGAGTGGTCTAAATCTAGTAGAAAGTCTATGACTTGGTATGAAGCTATAGATTACGCTAAACAACTAAAGGAATAAAGGAATAAGATGGAAGATACAAATAGTGAAGAATTAATGGAGGCTATTGAGGTCTTCAAATATAAGTATGGTATAAAGGAACCACTAGACTTATTTAGATTAGATGAGATTATACAAGAGCTTAGACAGAAGCCAACTAAAACTAAAAAAGGAAACAAATAATATGATGAGAAATAATACATGGGTAGAAGAAGTACAAGATTGGAATGAAGACAGAGATAACATGAGATATACAAGTAGCTTAGAGTATGCAATGTTAGATGAAGAGTTAGTGGAGTATCTAGAGGCCGCCCTTATAGGGGATAAGGTAGGACAAGCTGATGGATTAGCAGACATATTAGTAGTAGCAACAGGTGCATTGTATAAGCTATGTGAAGGTGATAAGTATAAGTTTGATGACATTATGTTAGCAGTAACAGCGGCTAATAATACTAAGTCAGCTACTAAGAATGAGAGAGGTAAGATTACTAAGCCTGATGACTTTGTAGGTCCAGAAAGTATTATTAAGGTTATACTTGATGGTCATTAAGTTACTACATCATACACCACTATGGATATGTAGTACAGCCATTAGGAAGTGTTGGGCAAGTGAAGATAAGAGTGATACATACTATGGCTGGGAAGTAAACTATGTAGGTCATGCACAGCAGGCAATGATAACAGGACCTAAGGATAAAGCACTCATTGAGAGGATAGGTAATAAGAATAAACATGCTAGTACATTAGAACATTTAAACTATAGCTTTGACATAGATGGTATATCAAGAGCTTGTCTACAAGAGGTGGCGAGACATAGACATGCTTCAATGAGTGTCAAGTCTACTAGGTATACACTAAAGGAACTCAAGGGTACACTTGATGAAGACTTAAGTAGATTCTATGTACAAACTACTGATGAAATAGCTAATGAGATAAACAACTTTACTTTAGCCCATCTGAGGTCTCAACTATCACAAGGACTGAGCAATGATATAGCTAAGTACATGTTACCAGAAGCATACAAGACCAGCTTAGTCTGGACTATCAATGCTAGGAGCTTACAGAACTTCTTAGCATTGCGTACTAATAAGGCTGCACTATGGGAGATAAGAGAGTTAGCTTATGAATTGTATAAGCATCTACCAGATGAACATCAGTATCTATTTACTGAGTTCTTATACGAGGAGATAGAATAATGAGTCAAGAGTATGAATATAGAATGGCCAAAGAAGGACAGAAGATTTATGATGACTGTCTAAGTCCAGCAGCTAATGCAGCTAAGCAGGTAGGAGGTACACATTATAATAAACATAACATACAACCTTGGAATATTATAGATGAGTATAAGTTAGACTACTATAAGGGTAATGCTATTAAGTATATACTAAGAGACAAGACTAATAACATAGAGGACATTGAGAAAGCAATCCATTACTTAGAGTATTGGTTGGAGTTACATCCTAATGCCTAACAAACACTTAGTTACAAGACAAATGAGGGAGGAACATTATGACTTCCATGGCTATATGGTTAAGGATAGTGAGATACTTACTTGGTATAAAGAGACCTACTCTAAGACCAAGAAACAAAACAAAAATAAGAAGGAGAATTAAGAATGGCAGGAAGTAAGATACAACAAGGATGGTTGAAGAGTATGTACAGACCTAAAGATTGTGAGTACAGTGCTAGTGATATCATCATGCCTAGTGCACAACTATGGGCTAAGGCTAACACAGTCTTTGAAGGAGAGAAACATGAGAAAGTAGTAGGCTTTAAGTCATTCCTAGGTAGTGCACTACATAAGGTTATAGAGGAGCAAGACGAAGATGGTACAGTCAAGGAGCTTAGTTGGGTCAGAACATTGTCTGATGGGACTAGGATTGGAGGTACATGTGATGAACTTAGATGGAGACATAGTATTAACAAATGGAGACTTGGAGATGTTAAGCTTAAAGGAGATTATCCATCTAAGAAGTTTCTGGGAATTGGAACTAAGGCAAACCCTAATCCTAAAGTTGAGCAAGAGAAAGAACAACTACAGATGAGTATATATAGATGGCTCTTTGAGGGTATGTTTGACATAGAAGACAAGGGAGTTATCTATCTATTCACACCAGGTCATGCATCCTATGCGGCCTACCCAGAGATGCAAGAAGTATGGTTAGACCTACTACCTATTAGTACTATAGACCAGTACATCAAAGGGAAGATAGCAGTAACTAGACAAACAATACAACCAGATAAAGATTGCCCTATGTGGCTCTGTAATTACTGTAACTTCCAAGAGGTATGTACCCACTATGTAGTACCCGAGTCAGAAGATATAAGTGGGTTTACAAAGGAGAGTAACTGATGAAAGTAAGAAGTGATGTAGTAGTAAGAAGAACATATGCAAGACCAACTAACAAGGAAGAAACAGCCTTTGAGTCTTGGAAAGATATAGCAACCAGAGTAAGAGGCCATCAAGAGTGGCTATGGGAGAGAGCTAAAGGCTCAGCCCTAGACCTTACTGAACATAGAGAACTAGATGAGCTAGTAGACTTGATGGTAGATAAGAAGCTCTCTACTTCAGGAAGAACATTATGGTTAGGAGGTACAGAGGTATCTAAGAAGAGAGAAGCCAGCCAGTTTAACTGTAGCTTTACAGAGGTAGAGACTGTATATGATGTAGTAGATGTATTGTGGTTATTGATGCAAGGCTGTGGAGTAGGCTTTAAACCAATAGTAGGTACCCTTAATGGCTTCTTTAAGCCTATCCCTAAGGTTACTATTAAGAATACTAAGAGACTCACCAAGGGAGGCTTAGACTACAATGAGGAGACATTTAAAGATGGAGTGTGGACTATCAAGGTCGGAGATTCAGCAGAAGCTTGGGCAAAAAGCATTGGTAAGCTCCTATCAGGGAAACATAATGCTACCGAGTTGGTTTTTGACTTCACTGAACTCAGACCAGCAGGTGAAAGACTCACAGGTTATGGTTGGATTAGCTCAGGAGACTCAGCAATCTCGGTAGCCTATAAAGCTATAGCAAAGATAATGAATAAGAGAGCAGGACAGTTACTAACTAGAATGGATATACTTGATACAGTTAATTGGTTGGGTACTATACTATCTAGTAGAAGGTCAGCACAGATAGCACTATTTGAATATGGTAAGCCTGAATGGAGAGAGTTTGCTGTAGCTAAGAGAGACTTCTGGGAAGGTAACATACAAAGAGGGCAGTCTAATAACAGTCTTGTATTCTATGATACACCAGCTAGAGCAGAGCTAGTAGACATCTTTCAGCTGATGGAGGATAGTGGTGGTAGTGAACCAGGCTTTGTTAATGGAGCAGCAGCCCTTACTAGAGCACCTTGGTTCAAAGGAAGTAATCCTTGTATTTTAC